TTCGAGTGACGGTTCTTTGCGACACGCCACGGCTGCGTGTTGTGCTCGATGGTCACGCCTGCAACCGTGATGGACGGAATCTCACTCATGGCCGGCTCCGGTGGTGAAGGGGGCGAGGGCGGCGTCGATACGATCCGCGATGCCTAGCGGCACGTCGTAGTCGGACCAGTAGGCGGCGCTCTCTTGCAGCTCATGTAGGACATCCACCAGCCCCGCCACGGCCGGGCTACGGAGGGCGGCTTGGTAGCCGATCCATGCGTCTTGGGTGGTGTCGTCCAGGTAGTAGCCGTGGCGCTCGTCGCGCTCGACAGACATCCGGCGATCCACAGCCCACGCCTCAAACTGCCGGCGCACTTCCTCGTTGGTCGGGGTGGTGCTCTTTTCGACGACTGTTTCCACGTCGTACTCCTTAAAAGGGAACTGCTTCGGCCCACTGGTCGCAGCCATCACGCTGCGCGGCCTCGGGTACTTGCTGCTTCCACTGCGTGCACCAGCCATCCTGGAATGCCAGGCAAAGCCGGCACGGCGTCTGCACTGGCACCGCCCGCAGGGCTTCGATCGCTCGATCCCTCGCTGCTGGCGTCCACACTTGTTCGCTCGAATGCATGCGCCACGATCTCCGGGTACTTGTTGGTCTCGTCGACGGTGATCGACGCAGGGCTCGGCAGCTTCCACGCGAGCGGCAGCGCTTCCTCGACGGTCCTTGGCGGCGTGCCGCCACCACGCTCCTGCCACCAGCGCAGCGCCTTGGCGCGCGCCATGCCGGCGTGCTCGATGCACACCCACTCGCTGAAGCGGCGCATGCCGCACTGGTAGGTCACGCGCAGCGATGGCGTCTTGCCGGGCTTCTCGTGCCGCGCGTAGGCCACCGAGTGCACGGCGTGCACGTTCACCACGCGCTCGCGCTCGGTGCTCAGGACAGGGGCGTCGACCGGCCGGTCGCTGTGCGCCGGATCCGCGCCCCCGAACTGATAGCCGCACTCGGGGCACTGCCGGATGCCAAACGCCAGCAGCGCGCTGCATCCGGGGCACTCCTTGGCCTTGCCCGTCTCGACATGCGCGGCCTTCTTCGGGCGCGCCTGGCGCACGCGGATGGCGTCCACCGGGCCGTGCTCGAGCATGTTGCCGGCGTAGTCCAGCACCAGGCAGTCGATCTTGCCGGGCGCTAGGCGGAAGCCTCGGCCCACCTGCTGGTAATACAGGCCCGGACTCTTGGTCGGGCGCAGCATGACCACGCAGTCGATGTGCGGGGCGTCGAAGCCCTCAGACAGCACGTTGACGTTGACCATCCAGCGCAGGGCGCCTGTCTGGAACTGGCCGATCAGCTCCGCGCGCTCGCCCTTGGGCGTGCCGCCGTGAACCAGGCCGGCCCGCTCACCACGCTCCATCAGCTCGAACAGCACGTCCTCGGCGTGCGCCACGTCGACGCAGAACACGATGCCCGCCCGGCGACCATGGGCGCGCTGCAGAACGTCCGCCACGGTCCTCTCGACCAGGTCGCCGGCACGCATGGCCGCCGACAGCTCCTTGTCGATGTACTCGCCGCCGCGGATGTGCACGGCCGACAGGTCCGCGCACTCGCCGGCCTTGCTGACCAGCGGGCTTAGGTAGCCATCCCGGATCAGGTCGCCAACGCGCGCCTCGTAGGCGATCTCGTTGAGCAGGTACGAGGGCCCGCACACCGGCACTGCCGAGCCCTGCAGCCGGTACGGCGTGGCGGTCAGACCAACGACGCGGAGATCCGGATTAAAGCGACGGCACCCGTCGATGAAGGTCCGGTAGCGGCCCTCGCCGTTCAGCGGGATGCGGTGCGCCTCGTCGACCAGCAGCAGGTCGAACCGCCCCAGCTGGTGCGCAATCTCGGCCACCGACTGGATCTGGCAGACGAGAATCCGATTGAACCGGTCCCGCCGGCGCAGCCCGGCCGCGTAGATGCCCACGTCGGCCTCAGGCGCGTAGCGATGGACCGCGGCCGCGTCCTGGGCGACCAGCTCCTGCACGTGCGCCAGGATGCCCACGCGGCCTTGCCACTCGCTGGCCGCGGTGTCAGCGATCGCCGCCATCAGCGGCGACTTGCCGGCACCGGTGGGCAGCACCAGGGCGGGGTTGCCGTCGCGTGCTCGGAGATAGGACCAGCAGGCTTCCAAAGCTTCGCGCTGATAGGGGCGCAGCTGCATCACGCGGCCCTCTTGCCCGAATACACGCGGTGCTTGTGCGCGCGGCTGCCTTGGATGCGCCGCTCCTTCATGGCCTCCATCAAGTCGGCCTCGATCATTCCCCACAGGGCAAAGCGCCCCTCGCGCGGCCGGTAGACGCCGACCAGCTCATCCGGGATGGCGTGCTCTGCCACTTCCACCGTCACGGAGCCGTCCGGCGCCAGGCACACGGCGCGCGGGGTCGGCGCCTCGGCGATGCGCTCGGCAGCCCGGTCGGCGGCGGCGCTCACAGTGATCAGGCCGATGCGGCCACAGGCGTGCTCGGTCATGGTCAGGCGCTCCGGCGTAACGGATGCGACAGCACGCGCGGCTCGCGGTCAGCGGCAGGCGCGACCTCGACCGACAGCGGCAGGCGGCCGGTGTCGTCCATCAGGCGGATGGCATCGATTTCGACCTTGACCGCGCTGATGTACTTGTCGGCGACCAAGGCGGACGCCTTCGCGCGCTCGATGACCTCGGGTTTCACTTCCGGGTCGCCCAGCTGCTCGAGCATCGCGACCAGGTGGTCGCGCACGTCGCTCATCTTGTTCTTCATGCCTTCTCCCCCGCCAAGCGGTTGATCTTTCGGTTCAGCGCGCCCTTGAGCTGGATCAGCTGGGCGACTTCCTTCGGGTAGTTGTTGTGGTAGCTGTTGCGGCGCATCAGCTCGACGCGGCTCACCAGCTCCAGGCGGTCGACGGTGATTTCCTCGGCGACTGCCGTGCGCTTGCCGTCCTTGAAGGCCACCGCGTGACCGGGCGGGATCGGGCCGTTGGCGGCTTCCCACACCAGGCGGTGCACGCCGACCCAGCGGCGCGCCGGCACCGGGTGGTCATCAGTGACCTTGCGCTCGAGGTAGCCGTCCTTGCTGATCCGCTCGGAGCCGATCGGTACGTAGTTGCGCTGGGCGGCGCCGGCCATCTGGCCCTTCTTGAACTGCGTGCTGGCCATGCGGCCGGGGGCCCAGCCGGGGCGGCGCAGGCCTTTGTTGGGCGGCGGCTGGCCGGGTTGGAAGCGGCCATCCGTCCAGGTCAGGCCCAGCGCTGCACCGCGCTCTCGGATGGTCTTCTTGCCGCAGGCCATGAACGCGGCGATCTCGCACATGCCCCAGCCGTTGGCGTGCAGCTGGCGCAGCACGTCCTCGTCGAAGGCATTCCAGGGGCGGGCCTGTCCCTTCACGCCGCCTTCTCCACCGGCACGAACCGCCCGTCGAACGCATCGCGGATCTCGGTCGCGGCCGAATCGCGCAGCAGCGCCGGCGTCGACGCGGCGAGCTCCGTGCTTTCGAACGAGCCAGGCCCGCGCTTGCCATTGCGGAACACGAAGCCATCGGCGGCGATGTACTCGACCCAGCCCTCGGCCTCGCTGGCGTCCGTAGCCTCACCCCAGCGCTTGAGCAGCGCAGGGATATACAGGTGCTCCCCACAGCCGCGCCGCTGCGCATCGAGCGGAATGTCCGAGCCCCACTTCGCGCACGTCCACCGGCCGTCGCCCTCGCGCTCGGGCGTGGCGTGCAGGCAGGTGCGGCAGCTCACGGCCGGCAGTTGCGTCGTGTGGCACACGGCCGCAGCCGGGCAGAACTTGCACTTGAAGAACGCTGCATCCTCGCTCAGTCGCGCCGGCGGCTCCTGGGCGAACACCACGCGCTCGGCCTTGGCCTCCAGGGCGTCGGCGACCTGCTCGTCCAGGTGCACGCGCTCGGCGTAGAGCTCGTCGGTGTCCTTGTTCACGGCCAGGTACAGCGCGCGGTCGAGCTGCGACCAGCGCATGTAGAGGGTCATCTGCGCGTAATGCTCGGGCTTGGCCTTGGCCACGCCGTCTTTCTGCAGGAGCGCGAAGCTCTTGGCGTTGTGCGTCTTGCACTCCAGGACATGAAACGCCTTCGGCGCCTCGGGCACACCACGCACCACGCCATCCAGTCCGCCGGCCACATGGCCGCCGCAGGACTTGAAGCGGAATTGCTCGCCCGTGGCCGGGTCGATGTCGTAGACCTCGCAGCCGATGGCGCGCAGCTCCTGCACGAACACCGCTTCCTCGCGCTGGCCGCGGTCGAACAGGCGCATCATGCGGCCGTCGAACTGCTCGCCGCCGTAGGCCCAGCGGAAGCCGTACCAAAGCGCCCGCTCGCACTCCTTGCCGATCACGCTGCCACCCAGGTAGGCGCGCGGCGGGCTCAGCTTGCCGGCGTGCCATGCGTAGATGGCCTGGACGGTCTGGCTTACGGGCTTTTCGGGTAGCAGTGCCATGTGCGGGTGCTCGTGCTGGTTAGTAGTGCCGCGGATAACGCGCCGCGGCGGGGGTAGTCGCCGGTGCCAGGTCTAGGCCGCCGGCTCGGCCCAGGAGTCGCGCTTCCGTGCGCTGGTGCCTGGCTCACGCTTGGAAGATCAGGCGGCGCGCTTCCAGGGCGGCGTGCCGTCGCTCGGGGCCGGGGCGGGCGCCTGGCCACTGCTCTGCGCCGGCGCATTGCCGGACGCCTTGTAGGCCTTGATCTCGTTGCTGTCGGAGTAGCCGTCGCGGCGCGAGACCTCGACCCGGATAACCATCGGCTTGTAGTGCAGCTCCTGCGTGTCGCGGATCTGGAGCTTGCCGACGGCGCGGCAGATCGCCGACAGGTCGCGCTGGGCGATCTCGACGGCCTTAGCGCTGGGGTTGTCCAGGTTCAGGCGGGCCCAGACGCGACGGCTCTTGAACTCGCCTTCCATGATCTCGAAGGTGAGCTCGGCGTACTGCCCGTTGTTGTTCTTCGTCGGCTTCATGTCGCTGTCGACGATCTGCGCCAGGTACTCGCCGGCCGGGATGGCCGAGAAGTCCTCACGCGGGGCGACCTGGGTCGCGTCGAAATGTCCGATCTGTGCCATGTTCGTGTGCCTCGTTCGGGTTGGTGGTGCATAAAAGGCGAAGTGGCCTGTTACATGTCGCGCCGATCCGTTCCGGCCGCCGGCCACTCCGTACAACTCACGCCGCCTGCGCGGCAGGATTCATGGCGCCCATCAGGGCGTCCCACGAAAGGTCGAGGGTGTCGGGCATCCCGTAGCGGTTGCCGGCGATGAAGCTCGGCTTGGCGTTGACGTGCAGGACGCGCCGGCCGGTGCCGATGCCGCGCGAGCGGGTGGCGAAGCCGGTCGACTCCTTCTTGATCGCCACCTCCTCCTGGGCGAAGCCGATGATGTCGGCCCACTCCACAGCCAGCCCCAACGGGCCCTTCTGCAGCTTCAGTTCGTAGCGGTCGAAGGCCTCGACGTCCGGCGCCTCGAAGCGCTTGACCGCGCTGTGGGCGATCAGAACGATGGCCTTGCCATGCTTCGTGCGCAGGTCGCTCAGGGCGTCGAAGAACAGGCGCCAGTCGGCATTGGCCTCGATGTAGCCCTTGCCGTAGCCGGGCTGCTCGATCGACTTCCAGCCGTTGCGCTTGCAGGCGTGCTCCCACACCAGCGGCTCCATCCAGTCGAGTGAGTCGACGACAGCGGTGCCGAAGTCGGACGCCTTGATCGCGTCGATCGCCTGCATCACCTGGTCGAAGCTGGTGAGCAGCGGAAAGGCGTCGGTCTCGATGCCCGACAGGCCGTCTTCCAGCGGGAGGAAAACGGGTTTGTAGGCGCCGGCAGCGAACGTGGTCTTGCCGACCTTCTGCGGGCCGTGAATCACAACCCGCGGCGGCAAGCTGTTGCGCGTGGTGCGGCTGATACTTGCGAGGGAAATGCTCATGCATTGGGCTCCTTGGCCAATTCGGTCATCAGGCGATCGGCGTACGCGACCGCCACTTCGGGCACTTCGTCGAGATCGGCGGCACCGGCGCTCAGCAGCCCGTGCAGCGCGACAAACGCCGCGGCCTCGCGCTTGGTCAGCCCGGTCGAGCTGACGGTGTGTTCGGCAATCGTGATCGGCAGCGCCGAGCGGCCGCCAAGCTCGCGCGCGTCCATCACGCCGCCTGCTGCATCTGCGCAATCGGCTCGAGCTTCACGCTCGGCTTGGCCGGCTTGGCGGTGATGGCCTGGGCGAGCAGGGCATACGCCTCCGGCTCGTTGCTCTGCAGGTAGCGCAGGCCCGGCAACTGCAGCGCGGGCTTGTAGGTGATGGCCTGCTCGAACAGGGCCGGCGGCACTTGGTCCTTGATGGCCGACAGGGCGGCGGCGTCGATCGTGCGGTTAACGCCGTAGGTCACGGCGACCTTGTAGCTCTCGCCGGCGTGCGTGACGCTTCCTTCGTCCTTGGTCGGCAACAGGGCGACCAGGGCGCGCTCGGCCTCGATGCGCGCCTCGGTGGCGCGTTGCTCCTGCAGCTTGGCCAGCGTGAGGAACGCGGCCGCTTCGTCGATGGGGTTCATGGTCAAACTCCGATGTGACGTGCGAGCCAGGCGAGGCCCGCGATCAATGCGTCGATGGCGAGAAGGAACCGCGCAAAGCGCGCCCACTCGGCCCGATTCATGCCGCGGCACTCACGACCGGCGGCGGGGTTTCGTCGTTGGCGGCAAGGCCGGCGACGATGCGAACGAGGAGGGGAGTGGTCATGCCGCAATCCCCAGGAACGGCGCGACCGCTTCGGCCATCACCGGATGCAGGCCCTGAGTCGACGTCAGTGCGCGCAACCGCTGCACGATCGCCTCCATTGCCGCGATGCGGCCGGCTTCATCGCTCGGCATGTAGTCGCTTGCCGTGCGCCAGGACGCACGGATGCGGCCGATGGCTGCCTCGACCTCGGCGGCCAGCTGCGCCGCAACGATCGGCAGGGCGCGGGCGTCGGTGATGCCGGCGGTCTTGAGGCAGGCGAGGGCGGTGTGACCGCGCTCGGCGATGCCGATGTAGTTGCCGCAGGCGGTGGTGATCTGGTCGCGGGGGCTCACGGGCGGCACTCCACGCCATAGGCGATCCAGTCGTGGATGCCAAGGAACAGCAGGCCAAGAGAGGCTCCACCGACGAACGCGCCGGCAAGCATCCACAGCGGCCAGAAGCTCCCGAGCTCGCGGGTCAGCTTGGCATCCATGATCAGCAGCGCGTCGCGGACCGGCCGGCGCTTGAATTGGGCGGCCCGGCGGCGGGCGGCGATGGCCTCGCGGTCGGCCTGGCGCTGCAGGCCCAGGTAGTGCGCCAGCTGGCGCTGCTTGATGGTGGGGACAGGTTGGGCGCTCACTTCGCATCTCCCTGCCGGCGCTGGATGCCGGCGTGGGGAGAAGAATGCGCTTCGAATTGATGGGTGTCAATTCATTTCGAAGCGGTGAGCGGCAAAAACATGCAAAGTGAATCGCTCCGTTCAGCCTGCGTTTAGCTTTCCGTGTCGGGCGTCCGTGGCGCAGGCGCAAAAAAGCCGCCTCGCGGCGGCCTGCTTCGTCCTTGTCCCGTCGTCCTACGGTCGGCGGCCGTACTTGGCCTCGAAGTCGTCAAGGAGGTGCTCGCACGGTTGCGACCCTGATCCCTGAGTCCTGGCCAGCTTTACGCACACATCATAGGCCTCACGCGCGCGGTGGGCTTCCTTGGCGCCCGGCAACGACTCCAGATAGAAGCCGTACGCCATGAAGACACCGAACGCCAGGCCAACGAAGGCCATGGCCTTGACCCACAAGGCGGCACGCAGCCGCTTGCCGCACCCGGGGCATACCGTCGCCTCGGCGCTCACCTTCCGATTGCACTCGGGACACTCGATCAGCGCCATCAGTGACTCCTCATCGATCGCACCATCGCCAGGATGGCCTGCTGCTGCTCTGCCGTGAGTCCCTTCATCTCCTTGGCCGTCGCGGCTGGAACAGGATCCTCCACCAGCTCTGCTTCTCCCTCCGACATCGTTTGCAGATCCGTCTGCAGGATGTCCAACAACGCCTTCAGTTCTTCCACCTTCCACCTCGCCCCTCTGTTCCCGTTGAACCAGCCAACGACGGTCTGATATGCAACGGGTATGCCACGGCGATTGAGCTCCGCCGACACCTCTGCGACGGTCAATTGGAGCCTGTCTCGCTGGGCATTGAGATTATCGAGGAACTTGCTCATCGGTTGAGACACCGCATGCCAGCTTGCTTTGGAAGGGTGTCGAAGCGTAGGGCCGGGGGTTGCATTCCAAGGATTCATTCTGCATCCTTGCTATCAATTCGAAACGCATGGACAGGGCAATGCACCCGCGCACCTACTGGCAGAACTACGTCGACGCCAACGGCGGTCCGGTCGGCGTGGCCGATCGGCTTGGCATTCCCTACTCGACGATCACCAACATCTGCAACGGCTGGCGCGGCATCGGCCGCAAGCTGGCCCAGCGCATGGTCGCCGCTGACCCGTCTCTCGACGCCGCCACGCTCGTTTTCGTCGGCCCCCTGAAGCCGGCACAAAACCCGCCCGGCCAGGGCGAGCACGCGCCCCGGAAGCGGGCGGCCTGAGCTTTCCTTTCGCGTCGTGGTGTCCATGGCGCGCACTTTCTCATCCGATGAGACGCAACGCATGAAGCCGAATCCTCAACTGTCGCGCCCGGCCCTCCTGATGACCATCACCGAGCGCGCCGTGCGTGAGACGCGGGGCGGGGTGATCGCCTTCGCCGACCGCGTGGCCGACCTATACCTCGAGCTGGTCCCCGCCGAGCACCGCCGCGCCAAGATCCGCCCGCTCGTCGGCGACATCGATCAGGTGGGCATCGCACAGAAGGCCAACCGCCAGACGGTGGACCGCTACATCAAGGGCGACGTGAAGGCGTTCCCGGCCGATCTCGAGGAGGCCTGGGTGCGCGCCCTGCCGGAGCCCTACCAGGCCGAAGCGCTGCGCGAGCTGTCGGCCCGCTATGGCCTGCTCGCTGCGCGCGCGACCGATGAGCAGGCGCCGCTGGCCAGCATCGGCGACGTCATGGCCGCTGTCGGTGCGATCGCCAAGCGCATGGCCCCGATCCTGGCGGATGGCCAGATCGACAACCGCGACCGGCCCCACGCCAAGCCGGCGCTCGCCGCGATTTCCGACCTACAGGCCAAGCTCGCCAGCCTGAGCGCCCAGCTCACGAAGGTGCTGGCCGACGAGACGGACAACGTGCGCGAGCTGCGCAAGGCGGCTGCGTGATCGACCACGGCAAGGACGACCCGCTGCCGTTCGAGCTTGGCGGTTGGCAGGCCGTGGTCGACAAAACCCGCGAACACATCGAGGCCATGACCGGCCGCGAGCTCACCGACATCGAGGTGTCGAAATGAAAACGATCAATCCGCATATCGCAGGGCAGATGGCCGGCGACCACTTGGGTGCGCGCATGCTGGCTGCGCGAACGCATGCAGGCCTTACGCAAAAGGCTGCCGCTGATCGCATCGGTCTGACAGCCGGCCACCTCGGCCGCATCGAGAGGGGGGGCGTCGCCATGGTTAAGGATGGCGTCACCCTGCAGGCGGCGGCGCGCGTCTATGGCGTATCGGCGGTGTGGCTATACGCAGGTTCGGTAGCAGGCGCAAAGCTGGTGCCGCTCTGGTATGGCGCGCCGAAGATGGACCTCGCAGCATGAGCGACGAAGCCGACCAGGCCCAAGCGATCGAAACCATCGAGCGCCAGGCGGCGCTCGCGCGTCATGCGGCCCGCCTTCGCGAGCAGGTGCCGATGTGCGAGGCGTGCGAGGAGCATCCCGTGCACGTCACCACATCGGGTACGCGCTGGCGGTTCTGTCCGGACTGTGCGGAGCAGCACCTGAGGCGGAATCAGGCGGCATGACCTCCCTCGACCACGCCCTGCGCTATGCCTCCATGGGGTGGGCCGTGCTCCCCCTGCACAGCCTGCGCGCCGGCGTGTGCACCTGTGGCCGGGCCGACTGTAAGAGCCCGGGCAAGCACCCGCACAACGACCTCGTGCCGCATGGCGTGCACGATGCCAGCGCCGACGAGCACAGGGTACGCGAGTGGTTCACCCGGGTGCCCAACGCCAATGTCGGCATCGCCACCGGCGCGCCCTCGGGTTTCGATGCCCTGGACGTGGATCCGCGCAACGGCGGCGATGACACGCTGGCCGACATCGAGCGCAAGCACGGCAAGCTGCCCGACACCGCGCTCGCCCTGACTGGTGGCGGCGGATACCACTACCTGTTCAAGCACGACGGCAGCCGGATACGCAGCCCGGGCCGCGGCATTGATGTGAAATCCAGCGGCGGCTACATCGTCGTGGAACCGTCGACCCATGTCTCGGGCGGCACCTATGCGTGGGAGGGAAGTGCCGATCCCACGGAAGGACACACGATCGCGCCGGCTCCGGCCTGGCTCCGCGCCCCGGCCGCGGCAAAAGCGCCGGCGGCGGCATCCTCAGGCTTCCTCGATGCCCAGCGCATCGCCGACCTGCAAGCCGCACTCAAGCACCTGGACGCCGCCGACTACGCGCAGTGGATCGCCGTGGGCCAGGCCCTGCACAGCACCGAAGCGCCCGAGGCGTTCGGCATCTGGGATGCGTGGAGCCAGACGGCGGACAACTACGCGCCCGACCTCGACAAGAAGTGGCGCACCTTCCGAGCCAACGGCCCACTGCATGTCGAGAGCATCTTCGCCTGGGCCCGTGACGCCGGCTGGGATGGCAACGCTCCGCGCGTCGCAGCGCCCGTCTCCAACGTGGTGCCGTTCAGCGCGCCCGACCCGACCGGCACGCCATCGCACCTGTTGCGCCTACCCGGCGTGCTTGGCGCGGTGGTCGACCTCTACAACCGCACGGCGCCCAAGCCGCAGCCGCAGTTTGCCGTGCAGGCCGCGCTTGCGTTGGGATCGGTCGTGCTGGGGCGGCGCTACAAGACCACGCGCGAGAACTGGCCGACCCTTTACCTGGTCAACGTGGGCAAGTCCGCCAGCGGCAAGGAGCACCCACGCACGGTGATCGAGGCGATCCTGGACGCGGCGCAGCTGGGTCACCTTGTCGGCCCGGGCGGCTACACGTCGGACGGCGCGGTGTTCTCCGCGCTGTTCCACCAGCCCAGCCACCTCGCCATGATCGACGAGCTGGGCGACCTGCTCGGCAACGCCAAGGCCCAGGGCAACTACCACAAGCGCCAGGCGATCACGGTCCTGGTGCAGACCTGGGGCCTGCTGCACGGATCCCTGCGTCCGCAGGGCTACAGCACCATGAGCTTGAAGGCCGCGCAGCGTGCCGAGGCGGCTGCCAGGGTGGTACATCGTCCGGCGCTGGCCATGCTGGGCATGACTACGCCGCGCACCTTCTACAACTCACTGACCGAGCAAAGCATCGAGGGCGGCTTCCTCAACCGCCTGCTGATCGTCGAGAGCCACATCGGCCGGCAGCTTTCCCGCGTGGCCGATCCGCTGGACGTGCCCGATTCGATCGTCGAGTGGTGCCGCGCCGCGCGCGCCGGGCAGCAAGGCAACCTGACGGGCCTTGACCTGTCGGCAGACCAGGTGCCGGTGCCGCGCGTGGTCGATTTCCTGCCGGAGGCCAAGGCCGCGTTCCGCGACTACGAGGCTGCATGCCTTGCCTCCATGGACAAGCTCGAGGCCGAGGGCCTGGCCGAGCTCGAGGGCCGCAGCGTCGAGAAGGCCCTGCGACTGGCGCTGATCCTGGCCGTCTCGGACAACGTGAGCATGCCCTTCGTGCGCGGTGAGCATGCCGAGTGGGCGATTTCCTACGTCAAGCACTACACCGCGCAGACGATCGAGGCCGTGCGCACCTACATGCACGACTCGCAGTTCGCCCAGTGGCGGTCGGCGGTGCTGGAGTCCGTGCGCCGTGGCGGCCAGAAGGGGCTTACCGAGCGGGAGCTCTCCCACAACTGCCGCACCTACGCCGGCCTGGAACCGCGGCTGCGCAAGGCCGTCACGGACAGCCTCAAGAGCGAGGGGCAGATCGAGTGGGTCAACCTGGGCAAGGGCATGGGGGGCAGGGGCCGCGACCGCGTGGCCTGGGTCGCCCTGCAGGGAGAGGAAGATGCAGCCTGATCGGCCTTATCGAAACCCGTACGCAAAAACGTCCGCGCGTGTCCGGTACGGTTATAACCGTTGGGGCACAAGGGCTCGAGCTTTATCCCGAGTGTTTCGCGATACATCCCTCCCCATGATCTCCTTACGCGCGAAAGTAGTAAAAAAAGAAAGAATTAATTTTTACTACGTATATAGCTCTAAGCCTTATGGGACAAGGGTTATAACCGTACAGAAGTCTGCGGACGTTTTACGTTCGGTTTGTTCCATCCCTGCTGTGAGGGTCGGGCCATGACCCGGAGCGTCGTCCCCGAGGACTTCGAGCAGGAGCTGGTGCTGCGCTGGGCGGCCGGGCAGGTCGACGCCTGGCCCGAGCTCGCCCTCCTGTTCCACATCCCGAACGGAGGCAAGCGCGGCAAGACCGAGGCGGCCCGGCTCAAGCGCATGGGCGTCAAGCCAGGCGTGCCTGACCTGTGCCTGCCGGTCGCCCGCGGCGGCTTCCACGGCCTCTACGTCGAAATGAAGCGCCTGGACGGCGGACGCGTGTCGACCGAGCAGAAGGCCTGGCTGGCAGCCCTGCACGCGGCCGGGCACTGCGTGGCGGTCGCCGAGGGCCACGAGCAGGCGATTGCCGTACTGCGTGACTACCTGGCGGCCGATGGCTGCCCTGACGAAGCCCGGGAGGCTGCATGACCACCTTCACCCACGACCGTCCGACCTTCCGCGAGCGCGTCATGGCCTTGGCCGGTCACTCGACCTGGCGTGAGCCGGTCGGCGGCCACAGCACCCACCTACGGCAGATCCCAGCGGACCACCTGGTCGCTGCAGCGCTGAGCTTTGGCCGGCGCGGCGCAGACGACATCGGGCCAGACATCGCGTTCGACATGGCCACGGGCAAGGCTGGCCACTACCGCCAAGTATGCGAGTGGCTTGGCAAGCTGGTCTGCGCCGACGACAGCAGTGCCAGGAAGTCTTCTCCGGCCAAACGGTGTCGCCCGTGGGCGGCTCACATTGCAGTCGCCGCCTACAACGCCCTGGTTCGTGGCTACCGTGTCCCGCCGGCACCTGATGGGGTGCGACAGGACGATTGGGAGCAGCTTGTGCTCTACGCCTGCCTCCTACTGGACCGCACTGCAGAGGATGCGCTTGCGTTGGCTGGGCGGCGGGCGAGGGCGGCTTAGCCGCAACGGGCGGGGCATCACTTTTGCGCCCCGCCTTGACTTCATTTCTCAGTCCGGCACCCTGTCCATGATTGGACAACTACGCCCCGCACTTCGCGGGGCGTTTTCGTTTGGCGCTGGGCCGGCAGCGACCTCGATCGACTAAGGGCGGCAGACACCGCCTGGCCTTAGTGCCCCGGCACTTCCTCCCTTGAGCCGGCCTGCGCCCCTGGCGTGGCAGCCCCGCACACGCGGGCGCCGGACTTACTGAGACTCGACCATGACCGCTTCGCTGCCAGCAGACGCCGCGGCGCGCAAGGCTGCGCCCATGGCCGAAGGCCTGCTGTGGTACTTCCCGAACGCCCTGGCCGAAGTGGCGCGGGTGAGCAAGGCGGGCAACGACCAGCACAACGCGGGCCAGCCGATGCACCACGCCCGCGGCAAGTCGACCGACCATGCCGACTGCATCCTCCGGCACCTGGTGGACGCCGGCACAGTCGACAGCGACGGCATGCGCCACTCGGCGAAAGTGGCATGGCGGGCCCTGGCACTGCTGCAGGAGGAGCTCGAGCGAGATACCGGGGTGCCGCTGCCGCGTAACGCGCGGGCGATGGTGCCTGCGGTCACGCCCGACTTCGCCATCCGCCCGCTGCCCAACGGCGACTTCGAGCGCGACGACAGGGCAACCGGCGTATGAAGTGCCCGCGGTGCGGTGAAGACGGCGCGGTCAAGAACGGGGCCGGGCGGACGTTTCACACCGCCTGCGGCAAGTACGGCACGCTCCCGCCGCCATCGCTCAACCAGCCCGACAACCTGCCCGAAGGCGTGAAGCTGCGCGGCACGTCGACGCTGACCGACACGCGCACGGGCGAGACCGTGCTGCAGTGGGTCAAGACCACGGCGGATGAGGCGGCGCGCGAGGCGGCTCTCCTGGCCGGCATCAAGGCCATGGGCGAGAAGCTGCCGCGCGAGAAGCCACGGGCCGCGCCCAAGCGCTGCCGGGCCGACCTGCTGAACCAGTACACGATCACCGACTACCACCTGGGCATGCTCGCCTGGGGCGAGGAGACCGGCGCGGACTGGGACATGGCCATCGCCGAGCAGATGCTGGTCGACTGGTTCGCAGCGGCCATCGCGCAGAGCCCGGACGCTGCAGTTGGCGTGTTCGCGCAGATCGGCGACTTCCTGCACTGGGACGGCATGGACGCGGTCACGCCGGCGCACAAGCACCTGCTGGATGCGGACACGCGCTTCCAGAAGCTGGTGCGCGTGTCGATCCGGGCCGTTCGGCGCGTCGTCGGCATGCTGCTCGACAAGCACGAGCGCGTGCACCTCATCATGGCCGAGGGCAACCACGACCCGGCCTCGAGCATCTGGCTGCGCGAGTGGCTGGCGGCCATCTACGAGAACGAGCCGCGCGTGACGGTCGACGTCTCGCCGGACCCGTACTACTGCGTGGAGCACGGCGACACCGCGCTGTTCTACCACCACGGGCACAAGCGCAAGCCGGTCGACATCGACACGGTGTTCGCGGCCAAGTTCCGCGAGGTGTTCGGGCGCACAAAGTACGCCTACGCGCACATGGGGCACCTGCACCATGTCGACGTGAAGGAAACCAACCTGATGATCGTGGAGCAGCACCGCACGCTGGCCGCGCCGGACGCCTACGCGGCGCGCGGTGGCTGGATGAGCGGACGCGAGGCCCAGGTCATCACGTACAGCAAGCAGTGGGGCGAGGTCGGGCGCGTGCGCGTGTCTAACCGGATGCTGGAGGCGGCGTGATGCGTGTCCTGGCACTCGCGGCATTGCTGGCTGCGCTGCAGCCGCTCACGCCTCCGCCTCTCGCCCCGGAGCGGCCGCGCCATGCCCTACATGCGGTGCACGGCAAGCGGGTACGAAAGGGCCAGCGGGCGCGGTGGCGGCAATGAACAACGAGACCGACGAGGCCACGGTCGAGACGTACTCGATCGGCGACGGCGAGGTCATATTCGCCGACGCGGCGGCGTTCTTTGCCGCTACCGACTCGCACGCCGCGCAACTGCGCGACGGCGCCCTGTTCGTCCTTCGGCGCGACTCCCTCAAGTGGGAGAACGTCGAATCCATCCACCAACGCAAGCCGGCCTCGGTGGCCGCCATCAGGGGCCAGAAATGAGAAACGCGGTCGAGGCAGCGAGCGTCACCTACGCGGTGACGTACCTGGGCGGCATTCTCGCCGGCTTCCCGTGGGACAAGCTGGCATCGGCGCTCACCGCCATGTGGTTCGCCGTCCTGCTGGCCGAGAAGGGTTACAACCGCTTCATCAAGCGCAAGGTCGACGATGCCAGCCCCGAGTCCTAAGGCACTCGGCGTCGGCGCGACGGCCGTCCTGGCCATCGCCGGCGCTCTGATCACCCACTGGGAAGGCGTCCGCTACGCGCCCTACCGCGACACCGGCGGTGTCTGGACGGTCTGCTATGGCGCGACCAAGGGCGTGCAGCCGGGCCGTCAGTACACGCAGGCCGAGTGCGACGCCTTCCTGGCGCGCGACATGGCCGAGGCAAACGCAGCGGTCAAGCGCTGCCTACCCATGCCCCTCCTGCCGCAGATCGAAGGAGCGCTGACGAGTGCGGTCTACAACGCCGGACCGAAGGTGGTGTGCGGTTCGACCCTGCAGACCAAGGCGCAGCTCAACGACTGGCCTGGTGCGTGCCAGGAGCTGACCCGCTGGAAGTACATAGGCCGCACGGTGAGCAAGGGCTTGGAGAGCCGGCGTATCGACGAGAGCGCTGTCTGCATGGGGACCAAGGCATGACCAAGTACCTGCTTGCCGCTCTTGCCGTGCTGGCGGTCGCGGCCGGCATGCTCGCTATGCACTTTCGCGCATCTGCCGCCGTTTCCGGTGCCCGTGCAGCGGTGGCGGAGCAGCGCGCGGCACAGTTGGACGCTGCCCTGAAGGCATCCGAGTCAGCCAGGGCGCAAGAACACGCCCAGGCCAAGCAGTTCCAAGACATCGCCCAGCAATACGAACAGGACAAGACCGATGCGCAAGCCAAGGCTGATCGCACTATCGCTGACCTACGCGCTGGCACTGTGCGGCTGCGCAGCCAGTGGCAAGGTTGCCAAGCCCGTGGTGTGTCCGCAGCCCCAGCCAGTGCCAGCCAGCC